AGCGGCGCGACGTAAAGCGGCGTTGAAAGCAATTATAGTGACCGGCCGGCGTTGGTACTTCACACGGTTAGAATGGCTCTGAAATAAAAAAACATCTTCTGGATAGCGTTCTCTTCTACGAGCAATCATCGCCTCCACTGGAGGGGTTGATTTAACACGTAGCTCCTTCAGGTGACCCTGTTTTCGTATCAGTATCAAGTCACCATCAATATCATCATATCGAATACTCAGCAGCCTTCCAGCGCTTAAACCCGTGTGAAAAATTAACGCCCACAAGTCAGCCCATGTATCTGAGATGGAAACAAGATTGCTGTTAATAGTTAAAAATTGTTCAAAACTTATTGTTTTCTTACCGTTCACGAACAAACCAAACTGTTTTCAAAGCTGAATGAATTGATTAAGCCAAACGTAACATATCAGGAAAAGTAGTGAAATCTTTGTCTTCAAGTCGCCGGGAGGTACTTGTAGATTGTTTTCACGTCCACGCCTGTCACATCAGCCACCTGCTGCCGGGTAGCGCCGTTCTCCAGCATTCTGCGGCACTGCTCCACCACATCTTCAGTCATTACCCGGCGACGGCCACCGACTCTCCCCTGCTCCCTCGCTGCGGCTAATCCGGCTCGGGTACGCTCGACGATCAGCTCGCGCTCCATTTCCGCCATTATCCACAGTCGGTTTTCGCTGTGATCCAGCGCGCTATCGACGAAATACGTTTTTCCCCGTGCGATCCAGGAATTCGCCTCCACCTCGGAAAATTGGATACTTTGCTGCACCTGTGCGGTAACAAAATCGCGAGCGTGAAGGTTCTGGACCCTTGGAGCTACGCAAAATGAACTTACGGAGAGCCGCGGATGTTTCATGAAAATTTAATAATAACAATATAAAAACAATCAGTTACCATGCTTAACAGGCAGAAATAAAATCTGAACTATGATGGTGACAGAGTAACTTTAAGGAATTTTGGCAATGGCAAATAAAACATTATGCGTGGGAATTTTTTTAACCACATTAATCTCCCATGTCGTCCAGGCGACAGAATGCGAACCAAACGCTATTGGTGGACATTTCTGTATCAATGATGATGGAACCACATCAAACAGCATGCCAAACGCATTTGGCGGGGAAGATACTTACTTAAGCAACGGAAAGTGGAAAAGCACAATAAGCGACGAATCCGGTTCTGTTTATACCATGCGAAGTTCTGGGCCGACTACTATCGACCCACCATCACAAGAGTCTCACATTCAGGATCATCAAAAGTTAACTGATGGTGTCATAAATGACCCAGATATCAGACGTAAAAAAAATAATGATGCATTGCTGGGAAGGGACTGGAACTCTCCGTCTAACGTGACATCGGATGGCTCGGCCACTTCAAGTATCAACCTCGATGATAATCCGTAATATACATGATAATTTATTAATATGCCTCCATGACTGGAGGCATTATTTATTTTAATGCACCGAGATCCCTCTTGCTGACATCCTGGTTTTTACTCGGGTATATATGCCATCAAGATCTGATTGTGACTTTGCCGAGGCGTGAATTCCATGCGATGCATGCTCAAGTGTTGCCCCATAGAAGTTACTCCCGGCATGATAACAATCACCAACCCCATGATATTTAGTTGTTGTTGGTGCAGTATATGTTCCGGTAACTGGCACAACATCAGAGTTACCGATATATATCAGCATACCTGTAGTGCTCATAGCCAGAGCAACAAAAATCCAGTCGCCATCAGAAACGCCTGTCGGCACTTTAGCAATACCGGAACTGAATCCCCTGATGGTTGATACCAACTGTCCATTTGTTGGATTAATCCATAATGCTGCACCGCCGTTCGCTGCGGTACCGTCTGCGGTACCAAACAGATATCCACCTGCAGCCTTATACTGAACAACAGCCCAGTGCGTCCATGGGCCGCCTGCATCAGCAATATCACTCACAAGACCGTACAGACCTCCGGCAACAGGCTTGAGGTAGTTTGTGCCATATGTCGGGGGATTGCCGGCACTGAGAGGCGTTAACGTCCTGCCGTTAACCAGATCTATCAGACTGGAAGAGTCCGGGCCAAATTCCCATTGACCAAGAGCATCGGATTCAGGAGCAGGGGTAGGCTGAGGAAAAAGTGGTGTTAATTTTGATGTATCAACATATTCAGCTCCAGTAAATGGAACTGAGTAACTTAATTGCTGCAGTGTATAAGACATTACCATCCTCTCCTTATTACTTGTTCATACATCCAGTTTGCTAAGTGGGTCTGGAGTGCTGTACCCCAGTGGACGTTAGTATCATTGGCCGGGGTGTCGGCGGTCCTTAAGCTGCGGGGGACGATCCCTAATGAAACATCAGAAATATCATCAGCGCTGGCGCTGGCGTACTGAAAAGACCATGGCACACAATCCAGTACTAAATCACCCCACTTGTCCTTCATCCAGACTGAAATTTCGCGCGAAAAATTATTAGGCAATGTCCCTGTTACTTCACCAGTTGCCACAACTCCGGCAGTTATTGGACCACCAAGCGGAGGAGTAACAAATAATGTCCGCTTTTCCTGAGTAAGTTGATAATCATAAATTCTCGACAGCCTGTCTTTCAGATTTGCCACACGCTCAGAATAATTCGCTGATGTCAGGCCTGAAATGTCATTCCTGCCAACCCATATCGTCATCAGATTAAAGTTTAGGTCTGAAAAATCACGCTCAAATGGTGAGCCAGGAGCGCAGTATACTGCAGAACCTGATGCTGCCCTGGTAAAGGTAAATGTGCCGCCAGAAACCCTTGCAAATGCGCCATACACACCACATAGCCACCCGTTCATTGTCTGGTAGCCATTACTGGTTAGTGGCTGGCAATCTACCAGTTGACCGCTAGATGATAGTATCTGGCATGCTGTGACGTTAACAGAACCCGATGCAGGGATAGAGTTTCCGGACACAGTTACCTGCGGAGGTTGAGCGCCAATTCTCGGCGCTATCATGGACGAATTCTGACCGGAAATTGCCTCTAAATTGAAAGTCCTGCCTGGCAAAAGCCCAGCCAGCGTCGTCCTCCAGGCCGTAGCGCCATTTACCGTCCCCACAGATAAAGAGTCCCCAATGATAGTGAAATCTTTCGTTGGTGATAAATATGGAGATCCTGAACCAACAGGCTGACCGTACGCCTTTAGTTGCTTGTTTGCGTGGTCAAGAACCAGCAATTTACGCCCTGCACTATCAACGTAGATAGTCGTTTCGTTTACACCAGTATCATCATACTGATACTGGTCGGCAAACAGGGGTTGCAGCATCGAGACTACAATTTCCTTAATTTCATCTTCGCTCATCGCCGTTACTTCCTTTCCGTAGATCATCATTGATCGGGATGAGTGTACTAATGACAACAACTTACGTCCATCGGCATCAATGCAAAGGACGGTTTCTTCTGTTGAGTCATCGTTGAAACGACGCTGATCGGAGAATTTTGGTTGCAGAGTTGTATTAAGTGAACCGGAAGAAAGCATTTCAGTCCCGTAGGCTTTTATGACTTTTCCCGCATGATCAGCAACAATTAATTTTCTTCCTTCGCTGTCAATTAATAAAACAGCCTCAGACTCATTATCTAATAATAGTCTTTTAAAATCAGAAAGCGCCTCAAATACATTATCATTTGTATTATATAACTCAAAAAGCACGGAGGAAATAAGTTGCCGAAAATATTCCTGAGACGGCATTTTTCGCCCGGTAGGCTGCAGCGTCCCGCCAACATTCATGACTTCGATCGCGAGCGCGCTGTCGTCCGGGCTACGGTAATACGTGGTGCTACCCTCGGGGATATTCGCAATATCCGCTTGTGCATCGGCCAGTGTTATATACTGCCGACTGAGTGGAATGAGGTTCTGACGAATTTCATCGTTTTTCGCCATCATTCCGCGCCAGGTATCCAGATCAACACCCGCGCGATCAGGCACGGTGAGAGCGTCTGAATTCACCAGATCATCCAGCCGTTTGGCATTATCCAGCAATACCGCTGGGGCATTACTTCCCAGCGCCGGGTCAAATCCAGCCATAGTTTTAGCTCCAAAAAATAGCTTTCGCGCAAACGAGGGTTTGAGCGAAAAGAGTTAATTAGGGGTTGTTATGGGGTATTACGCGACGTCGCCGGGGTATGTGGCGTCGTCGTAGTCATAAAATTCAGCACGGTATTGCCGGGCCGTTATCTCGCAGGTTCCATCGTCCTGTGGCACTATCTCGGACACAATGGCGTGATATAGGTCGCTCTCAGAACTACAGAAAATTAACCGGGGAGGCTCAATTATCGGATCATCCAGCAGGATATCGGCGAACTCAGATTGATACGGGACGGATACCTGATAGTTGTCACCTGTGGGTGATGCTTCAAACAGCCGTGATGCTTTTCCATCCTGATAACGCAGATAGACGCGTGGATTTGCAAAAGTCCAGTCCAATGGCTCCGACACATCGAATGTGGTCACCCCACCAGCAGTAGTCATCGACTCAATCAAACACGAAACGGTGTTGCTGCCAGGGATATCATCGGTCAGCACAATACGATCCCCGACGTTGTAACAGAGCGCGTCCAGTTCCGTTGTCGTTTTATGCGTCATGCGCTGCAGTTGGTATTTTCTGAGTCGGCGCATACCAATCTGGTATGCGTGATCAGGATTGCCTACACCATCAGCCCGGTATGCCTCTATTTTCAACGGCGTTGGGTTGCCAGGCAGACGGCATTGCACCGTCTCTTCTGCCCAGGTCGAGCCGTTGATATAGGTTACGTCAACACCATCGTAATCGTCGTCAGTCACCGTGCTGAAATCGGTCTGCATCTCGGATACCATCTCGTGAGGGGTGATAGCCCCGGTCCAGGGTTTAACGCCTTCACGACCCACTGATGCAACAGACTGGGTATTTAGCAGAAAATAACTCTTACCGGCTGCAGCGATTTTCTGAAGCATTTCCAGCGCGGAAATACTGTCACCGGTGGCAAAATCGAAATACTCACCGTTCGGGGTCCAGTAAGTCTGCTCCAGGGCATCTATTGCCTCAGTATCCATTTCCATACCAAGAGAACGGCCGACGTGATAAAGCGCACCAGAGATACTACGGGCTACGCCAGAGTCATAAATGCGCGTGGCCACAACGTTTACGCGCCGGTCAGACTGAGCCGCCAATTTGCCCCCCGTCTCAACCGTAACCCCCATCAGGGTGACGCCAGCATAGGATGTTGGCCGAGCCAACAAGCGACCACGCAACGCTTGCCAGTACATCGAGTCACGCGCGTTATTGCTACCCTGCTCATTGCGGCGGCGGCAGCGCACCTCAACCAGCCCAGGAGAAGAGAGATCAAAACGCTCTGTAAAACCCAACCCGTTGATATTTTTAAGCGCGTAAACCCCCTGCCTGCTCGTCCAGCCAGAGCCAGAACCATAAACACGGTACTGTATTTCCCACTCACAATGCCTGATGCGTTTTTTGCCTTTGCTGTCGAATCCGCAAATACCGGAAGGAAAGGAGAAATTCACCTCGAAAGCGTCCACCACTTCAGATTCCGGGCAGGCAAGGAACGGCCCCATCCAGGTATTGTTGTCGCTGATCCCTGTAGCCTGATAGTCAATCATCGTGCGGGGTGAGAAGCCAGACCAGGAAGGATCAACCACTCCATCAATCAGCCGCTGAACCGTTGCGGTCGTACCGTCCGCATCCGCAATGCGGTACTCGTTGCCACGGTGAGCCAGCGCCAGGCGTTGTGTTCCCTCCGGTATCCCGGAAAATGCCACTCCGGTTGCACTCCCATACGCCAGCGTAACGTTAGCAGTTATTGCCGGACTGCCTCCGCTGGACGCGGTGCCGGAGGTAAATACAGGACTGTCGCCAAAAACGGCTACCGGTAGCGATGATGAGGTAATGTTTCCTCCTAGCCAGGGGCTTGATGCCTCAGCAATCAGCACAACACCGCCGCTATCCTGCGCCAGTAATCCTGAGCCGGTCAGGCCATCGTTTATCACCGCCAGCAGGCCGGGCATATTCACATAGTCTGCAACGAGGGAAACAGTGTACTCATGTCCCTGCCAGGTGATCGTAAAAGTCTGGCCGGTACCGGAGTAATCATATGTTGATGGGGAGGCATTTGCTTTCAGGCTGGCCGCATTTCCACCCACCCCGGGTATCGCGTCCTGTTTTGCCGTATAAGTTGCAATAACCAGTTCGTATTCAGTGCCGTTAATTTCCAGAGTAACCGGCATACCCGGATAGGGATTAATTTCACCCAGAGAGTTACTGGCGAGAATGCTATATCCCGACGAGGTTGAAACCAGAAAATTCATCGGGGCGACGATCGTAACAATGGCCCCCTCAACCCACGACTCAGGCAACGCATTGCCTTCATCGTCATCATCGTTGCCATCATCCAGCCCGTTAAACGTCACGGATGCGCCAGAAACGGTCATACTGTCGGCGTTGATATCTGTCGAATCTGGCGAGGTCTGGGCCATATCAAGCCCACTCCCGCTGGAAGTACCACCTACCTCTGTCGAGTTGAACCAGTTTTCACTTCGCCGATCTCCTGAAACATCTGCTCCTGGTGAATAAACGTTGTAACTGAACGAGTCCCCTAATGCTGAAATAGGTGTTGAACCCACACGGATATCACCATTCGTAAACGCGAAATTCCCCTTTCCAAGGCAAACCATCATTTCGACAGTCATTAGCGTTGGATCATCAGGATTAAAGCGCGTCACTGGCTGTACGACATAATCTGGATAGATACGGCAACGGCCAAACACTTCGCGGATTGGGTCTCCAAGTTTCGCCTGGTTCGCTTTGGCTGGGTTTAAATCCAGCCCCAGACCACTGGAGGATGAATAGCCGCCTTTATCCATGTTCGACATGGTGATCAGCACATACACAGCCGAGGCTGCAGCGATGGCCGCCGCTGCCCAGGCAGCGATAGCAGTTGCCGTCACTCCCTCACCAGGGATCGGGTAAACTTTTACATCGCTCTCAGCACTGATAAAGCATAAAGGCCATTCTGCCGGTGGGACCTGCTTACCATTCACCTCAAACGTAACACGCTGCACCATATCGTTACGGTAGTTATCGACATGCTGAAGCATCCAGTCATGTATGGTCGTATCCCGGTGTTCATGCGTCTCCAGCGGTTCGCCAGGCAAACGCGACGGGTAAAGGCGGATTGTCACTGGTAATACTCCACTTTCAGAAACTGGCGTTCAAAACGCGCCAGGGGAAGAATGGTTACGTTGCGCCGGGGATTACATTCAATAACGTAAAGCGCTCTCTCCATTTCGACGACAACACCAAGGTGGCCGATCATATTTCCCATATAGCAGGCGGCAACCGCACCGTTGCACGGCTTGCAGGGAGTCAGGTCACGCGAAAAACTCTCGCAGACTTCCCCCATTTCAGTGCTGCCACGCTCTTTAATCACAGCCTCAAACGCGGGCCATTCAGGCAGCCCCAGGTCCCGGCGGACCTCATGTACAATGCCGTAGCAGTCGAGAACAGGAAAAGTGCGGCCGCCCATCTGCCAGCGGACAGTCAGGTATTTGTCAATGTTGAGCATAAGGAACCTATCGGGAGTAACGGAGACCCTGGAAGTACGTCAACGTGTATCTGTCACGTGGCCAGGCATAATCGAGCATATTTTTAAATCCGGCAGTGACGTTTACAGTAAGCGGCGTCCAGGAGCCTCCTTTAACCGGCATAACGTAAGGCGGCTCCGCTGGCGCGGTAAGGTCGGTTGAAATGTATTTCCTGAATGTGATGCTGGCAGTGGATATGGCATCAATGACCTTGCGAATAGCCGTGGATACAACGCCGTCGATGTTGCACAGCATAAACTTCAGGTCCTGCGTCCCGTCTTCGTTTCTGGCGGGAAGGGAAAGGACAATGGCACAGGCAATAAACGTTACGGTTTCGCCCCTCTCGGTAACCGCCGTAATGTCCTCGTACCCCTCACACAGATAATGCGTCTGGCCGCCAATATCGATCTGCAACGTACCAATGATGACCTCCGACCCGGAGGACGCATAAAGGCGGTTAATCGCTGTCATGCTTAGGCCACTCCCTGTTCAGAGCTATATCGAGTAACGAACTCCCCACAATCCACTCCGGATATTCTCCCCAGCCAACCGCCGGCAGCGGCCGTTCCCATAACTCAAGGGATGCTGAATACCGCCAGTACAAGCCTCCTTCAGGCGTAGGCCCCTCATAAATATCGTTAAACCTGCAAACGTAATTTTTTTGGCCCACTGGCGTCAGTAGCGGCATGTTAAACCAGGCGCTGCCGTCTTTTAGAACATCCCGGTACCATGCCTCAAAAGCCTGGGCCTGCGCGTCAGTAAAAATCCAGGCTACATCTGTTTCCGTAGGAACAGAGGTATAGCCACGTCGTATTCTTTTACGCCCCGTTACGAGCTCGGTGATTTTTACCGGGGATTTCGGCTTCATTCCAAAGCCGTCTTTCAACGGCCCAGGGAGAACATCAGCGGGGTAGTAAAGTGTCGTGGTGATTGCCATCAGCGAATTTTCCTCCCCGAGTTGGTTTTCACCATAAGTGCCCTGTGTAGATCACCCTGCCCGGTAGTCACCGAGTTGACAGCTTTTCGGTAGCCGCGCTCAGCACCTTCAGCAGCAGCTTTGCGCACGAGGGCAACCGTCGCATCGGACGGGTTGCCATTTATGGGAATGTTGATATTTGGCGAATAAATCGCGCCGCCGCCTGTTGACTGATTTGCTACTCGATCCAGAGTGGCGTCAAGTTTGGCGCTAGTCGCTGCGGTGGTCACCCGCTCTCCTTTTTGAAGCAACCAGGTACCTGTTTCAGGAACTGCATCAATCCCGTCATGCGCCATTCCGACTGCAGAAATATTTGAAACTATTCCAGCGGTTGCAGCAGCAACTGAAGCCATAGCAGCCAAGTTATAGGGAAAAGGATTCGCAGATGCCATGGCGATACCTTGTTGAATAGCTATTATCGATTGAGCAATGGCAACCGCTTTTTGTGCCACAAATGCAGCTTTATAAATTGCAGATTGTTCACCGAAAGCCTCTTTTGTCAGATCAACCATTGAGCCCAAACCGTCACTTATACTGCTCAGCATCAGTTGATTTCTTTGATCATTAAGAGCCTGAAGGCTTTCATCGTGCTTCTTCTTAAGTGCGAGCTCTTTTGCATCCCACTCGTCATTAAGATCAGACTGCGACTGTCGGTATTCAGCCAACAAATTGAGCTGAGTAGAATACCAATCCTCCAGCTCTTTTTGCGCGTTATCTACCTTTCGAAGTTCCCCACTTTGACCACCAAAAAGTGGATCAATACCTGAAAATTCTGGAGCAGTTTCAAACGCATTATTAGCAATAGCTTTAGCCGCTTTAGAATAGTCGTCTGGTTTTGCAAGGCCTGATTCTTTCGCTTCCTTTAAAAGCTTGATACGCTCCTTGGTTATTTCGAGAAGTCTTTCCTCTGGAGTAAGTAACTCTTGCTGAAGGTTATAGTATTTCTCAAGTATTTTATATTTATCTATTTCTGATGCAAGACCCTCGAGCCTCAGTCGTTGCGCCTGTGTTATTCCTGATAGTTTTCCTGATGAAATATCAAATCTTAACTTTTCAAGTTCTGTAGCTTCTTTTGTTTTACCGTTAAGCTGGTCAGTAAGTGCCAGCTGGCGAAGATAGCTTTGTTCGACACTTTTGAAAGCATTAAGAACCTTATCAACAGGAGCCTTTGTTGGTTTTCCGTTTGTTCCTCCAGGAGGAAGGGAATATGGATCACCAGTCGCGATAGTCGCAGGTGCAAGGGGAAGGTTACCCGTGGTTGGTTTAGATAACTTATCTCTGGTGGCGATAAGTGAAGACAATTCATCATTTAGAGCTTTAGCGCTATCATCGACTCCTGTAAGCCATCCAAACATTGATGCATCCTGAGAGTAAATATCTTTCCTACCCTCAACTTGTTTTTGCAAATAAGTTATTCGCTCATTTACTTGGTCAATATTGTTAAGATCTATTTTCCCGCTTAATGCTGCAAACCTGTTACCTGTACTGGCAGCTAATTGTCCTGCTCCCGCAGCAGCTTTAACAAGCCACCCAGCAAGCTGAGTCACCTCAGAAACAAGATCAGAAATCCCTTGAAGGACAGCAGGGTCAGTTAGCACGTCATGAAGCTTGTCGAGAGAGCTTTGCAAAGGAGACAAGTCAACCTTTGCCAGTCCAGCAGCAATCTCCATCTTCAAGCCAGCTACCTGAGCTTCCATGTCTTCGAATAGTTGATTGACCTTAACAAGGTCATCTATCGAAGAAGGATCTGGAGCAACTCCATAATCTTTTGCTAAGAAAATAAACTGTTTAAGTTTCTCGTTATTATTGTCAAAAAGAGGTAAAAGTTTAGACAGATCATTCCCAAGGCTTTCAAGGATAGTTGTTTTTTCTGCATTGGTGCCAATTTTACCAAGAGCCTCACCGATTACCAGAAGTTGTTTATCTGGACTAATCCTGGATAGCTTTTCAGCAGATAAGCCAAGTGAATTAAGGGCATCGACTGCCTCGCCAGATTTATTAAGAACTGCATCACCTATCTTATCCCCAATATCTTTAAATATATCAGCCATCTGATCGCCAGAAACACCAGCCTTTTCCGCTGCAAATTGCCAGGCTAACAATTCCTGCGTTGATACATTCAAAGATTTTGCCCAACGGTCTGTTTCAGTAATTTGCTTAGAGGTACTCTTTAATAACTGAAATCCGGCGGCACCTACAGCGAGACCTGCAGTTACGGCAGCAGCACCAACTCCAGCAAGTGCCGCGCTTGACGCCGCAGCGTCATCCTGAACCTGTTTACTCCATTTGGCAGATGCACGTTCAGCCTTATCCATCCCAGATACAAATCCACCAACTTTTGCAACCAGATCGATGGTAAGCGTTCCTAATGACCTGCCAGCCATATTTCCTCCAAAAAAAAGCCCGCATTCGCGGGCATTATTTTAACTATTCTCCTTTAATCTTTTCTTTAGAGCTGGTTTAAATTCCTTCCTAATTGATATAGGAAGTCCACTCTCCAGCCTATCGATTAAAGGCATATTCATAAAAATAATATCACCAATACTACTGGTTCCATGTTTTTTTAAAAGCATCAAAGAGAAGTTATCTACCGCCAATAAATTTACAGTCTGCTGCCCATTCTTTTCTGTAACAAAATCTTCTGATGTAAATAATTCCAGCTTAGTAAAATCTACTTCAGGTAACGGCTTCCTCCTTCCGACAAACGATATAATTACACCAGCAAGAAATAACACAAGCGCTATTAAAATAAAATTCTGCTGCTGTGCCATCAGGCCTATATTGTTTACTCTTGTCCCGTCTCCAACATCTACAGTTACGTCCATAAAAAATAGTGAATATATTGCTAATGCAATACCGATGATCGTTAAAATTCGCCCTAATGCCTTCATGATAGTCCCTCTTGATATTGGTTACCAAAAGGGTAGCAGGTTTCGTTAAAGCCAAAAACCATAATCATGTCCAACTGTTCATCGCATCTTCCAGGCTTATAGGGCCTTCATTGATATGTATGGCAAAATCACTGATCTTAAATGGTGGAGAGTTTTTACCTCTGTTTATGTTAGCCAGTACGGAAGCTACAAGGGCTGCGCCCCACTCGGTACGCATCATGATATTGAGCGGTCCGTACTTCTCACGGTACTTGAGCCAAACCAGAAATTCCCTACGACTCATCCGCTCCTGAGCCTCTGCGATGGTGTGGCCTCCGATGCCGTTCATCACCAGTTCACACCAGAATTCATCCTCGCCGGTTAGCTCGTAGTCTTTCCCAGCTCATTAACTTCCTGAATAACAGCTAAAAGAGCAATAACAATAGGCCCGTCGAGAGCACCACGTTCTTCTGAAGCGTTACCAAGTATGTCAGCTTCCGTAAAGATAGATTTACCTTCTTCATTACAAATTTGGGCCGCAATCAGGCCTGCTACTGGATCATGGTTCCCTTTCATTGCAAGAAGGTCTGATTTCACCGAATGATAGCCCATCGGTCGCACAAAGACGGTTGCTCTATATTCTTTTCCATCTCTGCCTTTCCAATTAATTTCTTTCTCTACAGGGCGACCAGTAAATGCGCCTGACTCTTTTAAAGAGTCTATGGTGAGAAGCATTTGTATTCTCCTTAATATGCGGGGTCATACCCCGCATATAATTAACTTCCAGCTTGTGTTTTACGTACCCAGAGACCTGGCCCGCTACGCTGCATCGTGGCTGCGGTAGACACCACGGTATTCCCCTGGAAGTCGAACGGAAAATCGCTAACATACGCGCGGAAGGTATACCAGGTACGGTCAGTTGGCAGAACCATCTCACCAGCAGAGACTGTAGGCACCGATTCACCATCAGACCAACCAATAGCCCAGTGGATCAGTTCATCCTGGTATTCATCCAGCTCCGCCAGTTGCCACATCAGATAATGCGAGTCATTCACTGGATCGGCATTAATTGTTACTGAAGCCTGCCCGGGAGTGCGAAGCCCTTTTTTATACGTCCGGCTATTACGCTCGCAAAGGCATGTATCTTCAATTTGATCTGCCGGGTTCGCACCGGGATTAAAGTTAGTTATGCATTCGATCTCATGAATAACACCGCGGATTAGCGCGTACAGCTGGGTACCCTGCGTTAACACAGACATAGTTCTCTCCAAAATAAAAAACCGGCACATGGCCGGCGTTAAGAAGGTTTGTTGAGTTAGGTGATTAGCGTTTAACTATCCAGTCAACATCGAAGGAATAGCGGTATCGCATTGTTTCAGGATCGCGGCTTTGTTCACCCCATCGGGTGATATAGGCCTTGCCCTCAATTGCGTCGCGTAAAGCACGGGCAGCAGCGATCACGTAGGTGTCAGTATCGCCATAGACATCAACCTGCAGAGAATAGTGATCCGCATCTGGCCGCTGGTTCAGATAATTTTCAGGGTTGCCGCCTATGTTTTGCCAGACTGCATAGGGGTAAACGATATTATCGTCCTGCATACCGAACGGATAAAGCCGCACGGGATTAGAGCCTAGCAAATCCCTGACTGCCTGGCTGGCTGCACAAACTGCAAATATTGGAGCAATCATACCGGAGTTCCTTTTTTAGCCGCCCGTCGCACAGCGCGATCAATGGACTTTTCCAGCTCCGCTGCGAAAGTATTAATTACGTCGGTATCAACACCATTGATCGCTGGCCGCAAAACAGGCTTTGCTGCTGCGTGCTCTGTGCCGAACTCCAGGAATCGCCAGTACCAGGTATCCCCGCCGGGATTACCTTTATCTCCGGCAGTGTTAAAACTTTTACCCGCCCTGCCTTTTCGGACGTTGGCCTTAGTATTGGCGTATTGCCTGGCGCCGCCCATCACCCCGACACGAAACGTCGGATCGCCGGTTCTGCGAAACGCCTTGCTGCTGAAGCTGACCACAATGTTTTTGTAGATAGCCTCTTTGGTGAGAGGATCATCAACCCGCGCGGCATTATTGCGCGCTCTGTCCCTGATGACGTTTGCCGCTTTACGCAGCGCTGCACGACCGGATTTATCGCGAGTGACCTGTGAGACGGCATCCAGTTTCCCCAGGACGGAATCGAGGCCGGTCAGGTTTACTTCCACGCCATCAGCCATCGTTAGCCCCCTCTGAACATGGTAGTGTCAGGTATTCCCTGCCGCTCCGGGGGTCAGGTAAAACGCCCTCAATGTTGTAGATGCGGCCACGAAACAGGATCCGATGTTTCCGGGTGACGCCCTCACGGTAACGAATCGTTATCCGGGTGGTGACCTCGCCCTGAGAGGCCTGGGCCGCAATAAACTCACGTGCGGATAAAGCAGCGACTTCGGCCCAAAGGGTTGCGACATCGCGCCAGGTATTAATCACGGCTCCCGTTGTCGTGTTCTGTTCTTTGACGGGTTCCTGCAGGGTGATCCTGTGACGCAATTTTCCGGCCTGCATATCACCCCCTGGGTTTCCCACTCAGATAGGTTTGCTGCTCTGGCGCCTCTTCGAGATCGCCGGCAAGCGACTGGATAATCACATCGGACAGGGCGACGTTAGACTCAGCCAGGCGGTTTATCGCTTCCGTCTGCTCTCGCTGTGCTGCTGTTTGTTCTCTCAGCGCTGCTATCAGCGCGTTTACCAGTTGCTCGTTCATAGGCTATTTTCGTCCACTTTTTTAACCATTCACGCCGACGGAGACACCCTTCACAGGCCATAAATCACCTCAAAGTGGGATATATCGGTAGGGTTCAAGCAACGAAGTGAAGCCGAAGGGGATGCTCATTTTATTTACATCGGAAGCTTCTTCCCTGCTGTTGAACCAATGCCCAACAAGAAGCATCAGCGCCAGGAGGATATCGTCAGCAATTTTTAACCCGTCTGGATCGGTATCAGGCACAGAGTCTTCATGCAGTTTCCGATTAATGAAGTTCTCTGCGCGACGCCGAGCAGCTGTGAAATACAGCGTCAGCAGTTCATCTTCGGTTGCATCGTCAATATCGATCCGACACTGCGCCCGCAACATCTCAATCGTTGTGCTCATGTATTTTCCCTGGCCCGCAGCGAACTGCGGGCATAAAAAAACCGCCGGAGCGGTGGAGGTTGAAGCTGATTATTGCCTTAGCCGCCAGATGCCGGTTTACCCACCAGCGCCTTAATCGCGCCGGTATCTTCCAGTACGCAGTCGAAGCGGTGGAAGGCCAGGAAGCCAGTCTGATCGTACTCTGCGTAACGCTCAACCAGCCGTTTCAGGGTCATGTAAGTGACGCGACGAACGATAAAGCGGTTAAAATCGCCGAAGTAGGCAAATTTGGCACCAGCCGCGATATCAGGAATAGCCTGGTCAACGACATACGGCACCTGCAGAACAGTAGCAGGTGCGCCACCGATAATGTTCGGTAACCAGAGCGGGCGGCCCTGTCCGTCCTCCATTTCCTCCACCAGCTGCAACGTTGCATCGTTAAAGGCCCAGCGCACCTTTGGACCGTTACGGTATGCCGGGTCGACAGAGTGCTTCAGTGCGTTCAGCTCTTTCCAGGTAAAGGTGGTCGCTGCTGCGGTATTTTTGGTGCCAGTTACCGACGCAGCCAGCCCTTTAGGCTGCAGCGGGGTGCCGGTGCCGGTCCCTAATACCAGATACTTCGCTTCACCACGTCCGATGCGAGTGGCGATACGCGCGGCCAGGAACGCCTCGATATCTACGCCGCTGTCCTGGAGCAGTTCATTGGATACGCGAATGATTTTAGAGGACAGTTTTTTAGCCCCCAGCGTTGCACCGCCGAAAGACACGTCTTCTTCACTGGTTTCAGTGTTTTCGCCCAGCAGCTCACCTTCTTCAGTGGTACCGTCAGAGGTTGCCCAGTCAATGTCCTGGCCGTTGGCGGTATTCAGAATTTGCGCCACACTGGCAATTCCACCGTAATCTTTCAGTGCTTCGACGATCTTATTACGGAACTGGGTTGGTACGGTGTACCCCCCTTTTTCATCCGGCGTAGTGCCCTGAGCACGCAGCTCCTTTAAAGCCTGGCGTTCTTCAGCGCTCATCTCGCCAAGACCACGGCGCAAAAACGCATTAAACGCCGCAGCACGACGTTCGTTAGCCTGTGCTTCCGGATTTGCTGGATCACGATTCTGCTGCTGGCGCTGTTCCGGCTCGTTTTCGTGGATATAGTCCTGATCCTGGCGGCGCAGTTCCTCTTCGCGTGCAATACGCTCATCAAGGGCGTCAAGCTCCGATTTTGCAGCGTTCCACTGAGTACGCTGTTCATCGGTCCAGGGGGTATCACCAATTTTGTCATGCAGGGCACGCATATCTTTGGCGATGGTGTTACGTTTTTGCTTCATTTCATGCAGTTTCATGATTTTTCCTTACGCGTTAAGAAGGGTCAGCAGGCGCTCACGCGCCATTCGTTGATTAATGGCGTTCTTTAGCGCACCGCTGTCGCGCGCCTCCTGCCAGGCTTTCATCGATCGGACGCCGGAGTCGGCCTCCTGATATGCGGGATAAGTCACCGGACTGACATCAAACAGCCGGGAAAACTTCGATATTTCACGAATAATGATCCCTTCATCGTCCTGGTACCAATTTTCACCGTCATGGGATACCCGGAAGGCAAAAGATGACTGGTTAATGTCACCGCGCATCATCGGCGCCAGCACCAGATCGCGGATAGTTTGCGTATCCGGTGCTGTAATGTCGTAACGCAGGCCGCGCTCATCGACAGACAGGGATAGCGTCCCGGCAGCGCTCCGTCCGAGAATAAAGTTGGGGTCATGGTTAAACAGCCCGCGGACATCATCATTCAGCACATCGTCAAATGCTCCGGGCTTGATGATTTCACGGAATCCCCACAGGGGTTCAGAACGGCTGTTGAACACCGAGCCATAGCCCAGAATGCGGGTAGGTTCATCGGTGCGTTGCTCGGCTCTGACCTCCCCGCTGTAACAGCGCGTTTCACGGTCATTCATTGGGCTTTTCCTCGTCGGTTTTAGGTGCCTTAAAATCGTCTGCGGGGTTCGCGGCGTTAACGCTCACCAGCATTTCATCCAGGCCATCTACCGGATTCATGTCTTCGAAGGCTCGCGCTTCATTGCGGCTCATCCAGCCATCAGTGATCGCAAAGTGGTAGAACTGAGCACGTTCCTGCGGGGTCCCGCGTAGCAGGCCTGTCAGGTTAAACCTGACGTAATATCCGGCGGCCAGTTCAGCACGGGTGAACAGGCGGCGATTGAGTTCCTGTTCCCAGTTCGTTACCCACGGCATGATCGTGTAGCGGACAAACTGAATGGCCTGCTGCGTAATATTTGAGAAAGTGGCTTTTTCGAGATCGTTAATCATGTGCGCAGGAACATTAAATATCCCGGCAATCATCGATCGGTTCAGCTTCGACATATCAATGATCTGGGCATCAACCGGGGAAACGGTGAGCGCTTTGTAATCCAGCTCTGCCGGGAGAAGCATTGTTTTATTCTCCTGGCTGCGCAAAGCAGCTGTAGCTTTTTGCCACATACTTTTTAAACGCCCCCAGCTTTCTTCATTCAGCTGGTTTTTCACCGAAATAATGCCAGCGGGTCGCGCATTACCGTTGAAGAATGAACTGGTATAAGCCTGCCCGCTCATCCCCATGCCTATCGTCTCGGCATGCTGCATAATTGGGCTAAGCCCCATTTTCTGGTTGTTACCCAGCGCCCGGATATGCACCATATCGTCGGGATTGACGGCAAATGCCCCCTCTTCGTTGTAAACGCCATAGGTATACCGACCACCCGTGTTAAGCAGTGTCGTTTCCCAGGGCATGCAGCATTCCAGCCCGGAAACTTCACCACGACGGGAACGCTTCACCCAGGTGTAACCATTCCCCCAGCCCAAAATATGACGCTGTTTTAACTCACGCCACTTATAGCTGGTCTGCCACATATTCGGCTCATCGTGAACCAGGTAAAACACAGGGTGATCGCGGGCAGCTTCAACCTTGTTATTGGTTTTCCGCATAACATGCAGCGGCATCTGAGCGATATTTGAAGAGATAACGTAAATACAGGCATACACCGCAGCCAGCTTCATCGCCGTTTCCGGGCTGACAAATACGTCTCGGGAAAACACGTTATCGGTTTCAGCCGACTCACTCGTGATCGGCGTAGCCGGGTTTTCCAGTGGTTCACTGCGAAAAAGAGCATCAAGCAGCATTATTCCCCCTCATTGCCGCTAACAGCGCATAAATGAGTAGCAGGGTTCCCGACATCATCAGAGACATCGCCAGCCCGAACTGGAGATACACGCCTGCAGCAAGCGAACCGAACCCGGTAAGCCCGATAACATCAGTGATTAGAGTTTTCATAGAAGTAAAAGGTCTTCGTCAGGATCGATAGTGGACAGGAAGTCAACTTCACCACCACCGTTAACAAGCAAGCGACTCATCGCAATAAACATCGCGACAGGACCGTCAATTTTGTTTTCAGGCGTGGCCTTGTTGGGGAAAATATTCTCGTTTTTGTCTGGTTTGACGGTGACGTTTGACATCATCCATGTCATCACTGGATTGCCATCGTGATGAAAACGCCCGGCGTAAATTTTCGCCTCGACTTCCTTCATTGCTTCAGACAGGTTTTTAACCGTCTGAGGGACTTCAACAATTGGTACACCTTCAGCTGCTACCGACAAAGCAAACTGAGTGGCACTCCACGGGTCGTATGCAAACTCGTTCAGCGAGTCACCTCGCGCCCATTCGATCGTTTCCTCTTTAATTACTGCATGGTCAACGACATCGCCATCGGTAAACTCAAGGAATCCAGCGAGATTCCATTTTCTGTAAAGGTCCGCCTGCTGCTTGGAACAGGCTTCCAGCCGACCTTCAGGTATCCAGAATCTGGAGCGGACATAAACATCGCCATTTGGCGCAAGCCAGACTTTAACTGCAGCTGAAATATCAATTTTGTTGGAAAGGTCAACGCCGAGCCACATTGACCAGTTGGCCGAAGTGGAGTCGTCCCAGTCGTCCCGGCAATTTTCCCAGCGCGCCATATCCATCCATGCTTTTTCACCTTGCACCCAGATATTGAGATGCTTGGTAAAAAAACCGACACGCGCCGCCACCTGCTCTTTCGCCTTTTTAGCCAGACGGCGCATATCGTCCCAACGCTTACATATCCCCAGGCCGGGATTTGCTTTCGGCCAGTTTGCCTCGTCGAAAGGATCGTCCCCCTCATCCAGGGTATAAATCAGCGCAAAATAGCTGTCATCCTTAATTGAAAGCGGGTCAGGGTTATCAAAGTTCTTCAGAACCTTGATGGCATAATCACGTTGCTCGTAGCAGATGCCTTCTTTATTAAAACCCGCAGTAGTGATTGCAAAAATAAGGGACTGCAGGCGCGCCCCGGTCGCTGTTTCCAGAACTTCCCAGACGTCACGGGTTTTATGTGCGTGCAGCTCATCAACGATCCCGCAGTGAATATTAAGGCCGTCGAGGTTATTCGCATCACTGGCTACAGGTTCGAATTTTGAGCCCGTCCGCTCCTGGTGAATATTCAGCTTATTACTACCAAACAACCGGCCCAGTGTTTTCGGAGCCAGCTTAATCATGCGCTTCGCATCATCAAACACGATGCGGGCCTGATCCCTGGTTGTTGCTGCGGAATAAACCTCAGAACCACCCTCACCGTCGGCACCAGTCATATAAAGCCCGATGCCAGACGAAAGCGTTGATTTTGCATTTTTACGCGCTACTTCGTCATAGGCGGTACGAAAGCGACGCACAAACATGGGGTCGCCATCGTCGTCAAGAATGCTCTCAAACGTTATTTCATCTATCAGCGGGACGACAAACCCGAAAAGGTTAATCAGGATGAAGGTGTGCCAGTCCATCAACTCGATCGGCTTGCCGGTCAAGTGCCCCTTCACATGGGGGACGAAGTTATAAAAATCGAGAACGTGCTGGGCGCGGCCTTCATCAAAATAAACACCGCGCTCCGGGCCGTGCTCTAAATCATGAAAGAACCGCTGGCACGCAAGACGCACCAGTTCGCCAGCAACGATATCGCCAGATACCACGCGCTCGGCGTAGCGGAATCCATCTGCAACGGTTGCCATTCATCATTTGCGCTTTTTAAGAAATTCTTCCAGTGGGTCGGCTTCTGCCGGGCCTTTTGCACCAACCTTTGATCGGCTGGCAGGTGTCATGCCGAATTCGCTCAGCATCGCTCTGATCCGTTTCCACGCATCAGCCTTCATGACTGCTGCAGGGTGCGGTTTTATCATTCTGATTTCCCGCTCCCCTCCTTCATCTGAATCATCTTCGCTGTAGACGGCATAGGTGTAACCTTCACGATCAAGCGTGTCGCAGTGATGCCGGTATTCAACATAGGCTTCTATCAACAACTCCAGCGCTTTAGCATCAAGCGTGGTCAACACGCCGACGGCATCAAGTTCATCACCAATACGTTTGAACCAGTACTTACCCTGTTTATCGAAATGTTTCGGTATTGGGGGGACCCCTGACGGGGGTTTTGGCTCGTTCTTATTGATCGGGCGCTTGGATGGGTTCCCCTTCACTAAAGCCAGATGTGTCGGGGTTTTCGGTGGTCCTGGCATAATCGAAAACTCCTATTAATCATTGGATGGGGGACCCCCAAAAAAAGTTTTCTAACCTGCGGCGGTGTGAAAAAAGG